CAAACCAAGAACTGATGAAATTAAAAGTTCCTTTCTCACCAGTTCTTTCAATGTACTTTCGATAACTATCCAGAACCTTCATCAAAACAACGAGATTAGTATTAATATCCACCTGATTGTCGAAGTGTACATTATAGTTGTCAACGGTACTAATAAAATAAACGCAATCTGCACTCTGTACTTCGTAATTGTTTCTCGAATTTTTAATGATAGAGTCTTTCGAGGTTCGGCAATACTCGCTTCCGACAAAGCCATTTCCTCCGAAAACATTCACGAAACCCATTTTGACATCACACTTTCGTAGTAAGCAAAGACGTCTTCACCATAATGCGGTGGGCAACCAACAAAGAATACATTGCTCAACGCCTTGTTAGCATTCGGATACTTCGAAGCATCATCGAGATGCTTGTAGCCAGGATGCAATAGAATATTTCCAGCAAAGTAGTTGCGAGTCTGGATTCTATTAGCCTCACAGAATGCCTGAAGTTTTTCTTTGAGTTCAGGCGTGTCTGTAATTAGCGGAACACCGAACCAAGACGGATCAGCAAGTAGCAGATTTTCAGCAACACGAACACCAGGAACATACTTCTCAAAGAGATGCTTGATGCGCGCAAAGTTCACACGACGCTTGACATCAATTTCGTCGATCTTTTTCAACTGCTCAATACCAATGGCACCCTGAAGATCTAGTGGCTTTAAATTGTATCCCATGTTCGAGAAAAGATACTTATGATCAATTATTCCATTATATCCTTCAAGCCATTTATCAAAGCGATTGCCACATGTTCCGCAAGCCAATAGATTAGCAGCACCAACGCAACGGCAATCCCGACCCCACCAACTAATGCTGCGAGCAGTGTTGATGAGTTGTTCGTCGTTTGAGCAAACCATGCCGCCTTCGCCCGTCGAAATGTGGTGAGCAGGATAGAAAGATGTTGTCCACGCATAGTAATAATCCGTTAGAAGTTTACCATCCCAGCGAGTTCCGAGTGAATCGCAGTTATCACCAATCAAACGAATGCCGTGTTTCTCGCACATAGCCTTGATGCGATCCATGTCTGGTGGATTACCAAGAACAGGCGAAACGAAAATAGCAACGGTCTTATCAGTAATCCACTTTTCAACGTGATCAAGATCAAAGTTGAGAGTCTTCATTTCAATATCAACAAAGACTGGAGACAAACCATTCTGTACTAGTGGAGCAATCGTAGTTGGGAAGCCTACTGGTGAGACAATAACTTGATCGCCATCTTTCCAACCCAAGTGCTTCTTGAGAGCAGCAACCATAGTAAGGTTGGCTGACGAACCTGAGTTCACCATATGACAATGTTTGACGTTGAACTTGTGACCAAACGCCCACTGAAACTTGGCAACTTGCTCACCAGAAACGAGCCACTTGCCTGTTAGGAATGCGGTGACGCCAGCAATAACTTCTTTCTCATCCCAATATGGACCAGAATAAAATACCGTGTCTTTCTCAGGATTGAATTGTTTGCAGTTGTAAGCATACTTCGGTGTGCCAACAGCGGCAACCAATTCTTCAATCATTTGCTTCACGTCACTCATAATGTTCCCTTAAATTGCTCAATACGTTTATTCAGCGCGAATTCAACTGGCGACATTCTTTCATATGCAGGAATTACGCAATTAGATCGCCGCGCAGCAGTTACACTTTTAAATTCTTCTGTAGTATACCATTCGCAATTTAATCCCATCATTTCCGCAATAGTTTGTGTATTAACGGGACTCCAATTAACAAGATTGTATGGACCACTAGCATCACGTTCGATTAAATCTACAGCATGTTCAACTGCTTCATCAATATCAGTGATAGAGTTTAAGCCACCATCAACTAATTTGCCTGACAAAGAATAGTTATATAACTTCTGCAGAAGATTTTTGGGATTATGCGTGCCATCAAATGGCAATCGAACTCTAAACAATAAACATTTATCTTTTAAAAGTAAATCTGAAACACCTTTACTAATTGAATATGTGCTACCAAAGAAATTTGGATCCGCATATTCATCATCAATTTTGCCTTCGTAAATGCATCCACTTGAAAAGTGTGCGAACTTCATACCTCTATCTGAACAAAGTTCATAGAGGCGAATAGGAAATATTGCATTAGCCTCCATAGTTTCTTGTTTATTTTTTTCGCATGCATCAACATTAGGCGAACCAGTTACTCCCGCACAGTTCACTACCCAGTCAAAAATTCTATTTTGCACAACTTGTTCCGCTTTAAAGTGCGGACAAAGTGTGACTGTGTGACCATTAATGACTAATTGGTCAAAGATTTTTCGACCAACCCAACCTCTACCGACGACTAATATATTCATTTTGCACCACTATTTTTGATAGATACTTACCATAATCAGATTTTTTATATTTTTCTGCAGCCTCGAGAACTTGCTTCTCAGTAATCCATGCATTTTTATATGCAATTTCTTCAGGGCACGCAATCATCATTCCTGTTCTACGTTGCACAGAACCAACAAATACAGATGCTTCCGACAAGGATTCAAACGTACCAGTATCAATCCAAGCAATTCCGCGATTCATGTATTCAATTTTAACATCGTGATTCTTGAGATAGATATTGTTAATGTCTGTGATCTCAAGTTCACCTCTTGCGGAAGGTTGTATCTGATAACTATATTCTACTACGTTATTATCATAAAAGTAAAGCCCAGTGACCGCATAATTTGTTGGTGGATTTTGTGGTTTTTCAAGAATTGCTATCGGATCTCCACTGTCATTTAATTCAATAACACCGAATCTTTCTGGATCAGAAACGTGATAAGCGAATAATGTGCATCCAGAATTGTTCCAATTTGCGGCATTAAATCGATTAATTAATTCGTTTCCGTAGAAAATATTATCGCCAAGAATTAGTGCAACATCATCTTTACCAATCCAATCAGCAGCAATACGGAAACACTCAGCAATACCTTTCGGTTCTGGTTGAATTGCATATGAGATCTTCAATCCCCATTGCGATCCATCACCACAAAGTTTCTTAAATGCATCAGCATCATTAGGCGAGTTGATGATCATAATGTCACGAATACCAGCCATCATCAATGTAGACAATGGATAGTAAACTAGTGGCTTGTCATATACTGGCAATAATTGCTTTGACGTAACTTCGGTGCATGGATATAAACGAGTGCCCATCCCACCTGATAAAATAATTCCCTTACGCATTATAATACTCCAATGTTTTTTCTAGACCTTGAGCAATTTTAGTTTTTGCAGCCCACCCAAGTTCTCGGTAAATTTTACTCGCATCCATTGCATATCTGAAGTCATGACCTTTACGATCGGTGACAAAATTAATCCAATTTTGATACATGTGTACTGGCTTACCCATTAAATCTAGAATCAATGAGACCATTTCTAGATTGGACATTTCATGACCACCGCCAATATTGTAGCGCTCACCTGCTTTGAAATTTTCTTTAATTGTTAACAAGGCTTCGCAGTGATCTTCAACATACAACCAATCACGAACATTTTGCCCAGTTCCATATACAGGAATTGGTGTATTGTTTTTGATATGTCGAATTACAGTTGGAATGAACTTCTCAGAGTGCTGACGAGGACCGTAGTTATTCGAACAATTAGTTACAACTGCCTCAAGACCATGCGTGTTTACATATGAGCGAACAAGATGATCACTGGCTGCTTTGGTAGCAGAATACGGATTGCGAGGATCGTATGGTGTGTTTTCAGTGAATGGAGGATCTTCGTGAGTCAGACTTCCATAAACTTCATCAGTAGAAACGTGAACTAATTTCCCACCGTGTTTGCGAATACACTTGAGAACGTTGTGGGTTCCAGTAATATTTGTATCCAGGAAAATATCGTCGCCGCGAATGGAATTATCCACATGAGATTCAGCAGCAAAATGGAAAGTAATATGCGGTTCGTAATCATGATACAAACTCTCCAGATGTCCAAAATTGCGAATGTCGCAATGTTTATATTGCAGGTGGTAGTCACCCCAATATCCATCTAGATTTTGTTCATTCGCTGCATATGAAAGATTGTCAATAATAACAATTTTCTCATCAGGATATTTTTTAAGGTGAGAGATTACAAAATTAGAACCAATGAATCCCAAACCACCAGTCACAAATATAGTCATAAAGCCTCATTATCTTTTCTTTTTCAAACTGATTAAGAATGAAACATCTTTTTCAATATCATATTTAGACTTGACGATTCCTGCGCTTACAATCTGAAGAGCGCACACGAATCTATAATTATAATAGTCAGCGCCAGCAAGACCAGAACCACCAGCCTTTAATCTCATTCTAACTCTGAGTTGGGGTAAAAATTGCGGCACATCTAGATCAGCAGGATTATCATCCATGTAATAAAGACCATAATCACCAATTTGAATATAATAAGTATCTTTCTTTGCGTAATATTTGTTTACTGCTTTTCTATCGATATCAACATATTTGTTTGAGAATGCGGCATAATCTTCTTTGGCTTGCGCTTTTGTTACTCTTCCATCCACAGCAAATTTATTAGGTATGCCGAATTTTTTCCAACCATCGTTACTATTAATTAAATTCTCAACACCAGCACCACGCATTAGTTCTTGAATTTGTAAACCTTCTTTGGTCGCCTTACCAGTCACATACCATTTTTTCTTTTTCTTATCGTAATCCAAAGTTGCTTGACCGAAATCAGCCTTCATGTCTAATTTGTATTCTACTTTGTATGGTTTATTTTTGTAAATAAATTCGCCATCTGGCGCAGTATTATCGCTGCCGCCATAGTAAGAAAGTGGTTTTGGCAACAATCCTTCTTTGAGAAGATTTTTGTTGCATTTAACTTCGTATAATCTACCCTGTTCCCCTGCCATTCTTATAAACCTTTTTTAAAAATTTTTTCCATAATTTCGGATCTTGATTCCGAAATGTTTTTCGATACATGAATACAGCTTCGGATTCTTTCCAAGAAATCTTATGAGCCTTTCGTAATTTATTTATATCTAGTTTCTCAGCCTGAGTTTCATATGCATGAGCATCTAACTCGTCGGGATTACCATAATACATTGCCTTCATCTTATTTTGTTTTGGCTTCGGTTTGTATTCTTTTTGTAATAGCAACGGACGTTGTTTTTGTTGATGTTTATGGCGATATTCATGGTGGATTGCACGAATAATCTTTATAGCGAGATTATGAGCACCTTCTTTTGTTATGACTGCTTTCTTAGAATCGCTTGGAAAGTTTAGGCAAATATAGATATGCTCAGGGATAATATCTGAAATGCGCAAACAGTAATGCCCATTCACAATTACATTATGATCAGGATAGTATTCGTCCTCGAATCTCTCAGAAGAAAAACAAACAATATTTGATTTGAATGCTTTATTTAATTGACGAATCATAGAAGGAATATGCTTCTCTCCGACCCAATTTTCGGCAAGAGCATAAACCTTCTTTTCGATTTTCTTGAGTTGCATTACACCTTCAAATTTTTAAATTTATCAGTGCTTCTACCACGATCAAATACTGGCTTCGAATCGTTTTCCTGCATCACAGCATCTTGGGCTTTTTGCTCAAGATCATAAAGTTTCATCTTCGCTCGATCAATACCAATCGTGAATCTCTTGTGAAGATTCGGATCATTATAACGATTCTTCAACTGCTTCACCAGGATTTGATTCAACTGCTGGAGTTCTTCAGTGCTTACCAGCGCAAACATAAAGTCAGCAGTGGCTGGCAGACCAAACGATTCTGAAGTATCCTCTAGTCCAGGATCTGAGTTACTAAACCCCGAACGAGTTGTTTGAGTAGCAGATACAATCGGGACATTATTCTCTACCGCAAGACCGCGCAACTCCTCTGCGATAGCCTTGATGTAAGTATAACTATTAACATTCGCACCAGCTTTAATCCTTGCCGATGCACATATATTTAGATAGTCAACAAAGATAATATCTGGACGGAAATTTTTCTTGAGAGCCAGATCATTAATCAGCGCACGAAAGTGCGCTGGATTGGCTGACGCAGTTGGATACTCTTTAATGATCAACTTGCCCTTGACGGAAGTCTTGAGTTTATTCATACGCTTCTCATACATGTCTTTCGGCATGTTCATGAGATCTTCAAGAGTTACGTTCAGAAGATTCGCGTCAATACGTTCAGCGATCTTCTCTTCAGCCATTTCTAGAGTAATGTATAGAACATTGTAGTTTTGAACCAAGCAACTAGCAGCCACATGGCACATAAACAAAGACTTGCCGACGCCAGTACCTGCAAGAGCAATGTTAAGGGTCTTTTGCGGCAATCCTCCTTTAGTGATCTTGTTGAAATACTCAAGATCGAAGGGAATTCTTTTCTCGATACGATGATAGAAATCATACCGAT